CGGGTCTGCTCGTCGGGCAGGTTGGCCACCATGTTCTCGACCGGCGGCACCGACTGCAGGCTGGCGGGCACGTCCACGTACACCGGCGGCACGTTGAGGCTGACGTGCGACCTGCCCGGGGTGACCGCACTGGGATGCCACGCCCAGTGGCTGGCACCGGCATGCGCCAGCACATCGTCGGGGTAGTACAGGTTGTCCCAGCGATCACACAGCTGCGCGAAGTGGTCCTGCTCGGGCTGCACCGAATACTTGCGGTCGGCAATCTCGCGCAGCAGCGCCTGCTCCTCCTCGGACGAGCCCAGCTCACGGCTGTAGGCCACTGCCCGTCCTACATCGAGGATCGCCACCGTCACGTGTTCACTCTCGCTCGGTCAGGTTCAGGCGGCCCACCGTCACACGGCGCTGGCCGAAGTGCTGCAAGGGTACTCCTGCTTGTCGAACCGGCTCGACCGTTCCGGCGTAGAAGTCGAAGGTGGTGTCGTCAGCCACCTTGCTCGGCTGGCGCATGACCTCGTGCCACGCCACCGCCAAGGCCATCACCGCGTCCGTCTGGATCTTGCGGTCGTTGAGCTTGTAGCCCAGCAGCTGGCGGCGCAGGGCCAGCCAGATGCCGTGGCGCGGCAGGCGCATGCGGCCCTTCTCGATGCCAGCCTTGAGGTCCAGCAGCAGGCGCAGCTTCTTGGAGCGCGCCCCGCCGAACTCGACCGCCCGCATGGGGTGCAGCCCGTTGAGCAGGTCGTAGAACACCTTGCCGCCGAAGCCAGTGGCGTCGATGGCGGTGTAGCACATGGCGCGCTGGGTGGTGAAGGTGCGGTGGCCCTCAGCCACCAGTGCCGACACGCTCAAGGTGGTCTGGCGACCGGTCTTGCGGCGGGCGCGAACGCCGATGATCTGCTCGGGGTTGGTCATGTCCAGCGTCACCGCCCACGTGGAATCGAAGGTCAGGGCGGGGTCCACGCCCTGCGCGTAGCGGTGGCCGTCCTGCGGCATGTCGTCCTCGGGCAGCGCCTTGGTGAACATGGCGTCCACCGACTGTGCGCCGAAGAAGGCCGACTTGGCCTCGATGGCGTAGCCGTCGATGTTCTGCGGGATCAGGTACGGCGGCATGCCCTGCAGCAGGCGTCCGAAGGTCACCTCGTCCAGCCCGTAGCCCACGTTGTCGCGGGTCGAGATGCGCAGCGACATGGCCTCCGGTGAGCGATCCGGCGCGGACGGATCGCCGAGGTTCCAACGGTCGGTGAAGGCGGTCAGGCCCTCGGTGCTGGTGCTGATCAGGATGAGCTGGCCACCCGATCCGAGGCGGCGGTTGTGCAGCACCTCGTCTACCACGAAGTCAAAATCTGAGCTGAAGGCGCACTCGTCCCAGCTGATGCCGTTCATCTCCTTGCCCAGCGAGCCCAGCGCCCGCTCACTGGTGGAGCGGAAGTGGATCTGGCCACCGCCCAGTGCCGGATGCAGCTGCACCCACGGGTAGTCGCCGCGCTCCTTGGTGGTGGTGTTGGCCACCTCGGGGCCCAGCGCCTCGGCCAGCAGGCAGCCGCGCCCCTTCTGGGCGGGGTGGGTGCCAGACAGGATGCGGGTCAGCTCCAGATGCACCAGCTCGGCCACCTCGCCCTGCAGCCCGAAGTGCCACCAGTCGTAGGGCGTCTTGAGCCACGCCATCAGCGAGCGGTCCTTGTCGCCCAGCGGTGCGGGCAGACCCAGCTTGAACAGGGTCGAGTGCAGGATGTAGACGGCCAGCCCCAGCGTCTTGCCCGCACGGTTGCCCGCACTGACCGCGATGGTCAGGTAGGCGGCGCGCCAGCCATCCTCCAGCCGCATGAGGCCGGTGTTCCAGAAGCGCTGCTGGCCGGGGTGGCCTTGGATGCCCAGAAAGCGGAGCGCGAAGTAGTCGATGTCCCAGCGGGCGCGCTGCAGCGCAACCCGGAAGTCGTCGTCATCGACCACTGAACACCGGGCGCATGGCGGGCAGCATCAGGTCGTCTTGTTCCAGCAGATCGGGGTCTGCTGAATCAGTGGGCCCGTCGATGACCGTAGCCCGCACCATCAGGGTGTCGGGTGGCCGCACTGTGCCCAGCTTGCCCGCACCACTCAGCAGCCGGGCCATCTCCACGAGGAGAACCCGGTCGGCGGCCTTCTCGGCGCGGCGATCCAGCAGGCCTTGTGCGGTCAAACCATCAGTGGTGCGCACCTTGAGCTGGCCCGCTTCGAGCTGCCTGACCGCTTCGTTTCGCACAGCGGTGGCGAAGTCGGTGTTGCTGGACAGCGAGCGCTGCAGCACCTCGGTGGTCAGGCACCTGCTGCGGTGGCGGGTGACGGTGGCGGCCTTGGTGGGCTGGCCGAGGCGCTTCATCTCGCGCTCGATGGCGTACGGTCCACGCCCGGCAGCCAGCAGGCTGTTGATGATGCTGACCCGCTCGCTGTTGCAGATGCCGCAGTCAGGGCTGCCCAATGTCGGTCCACCCCTGCACTGTCTCGATGCTGACCTTGCGGCTGTCCAGCCGGGTGTCACTGCCCCAGCGCATGCGCGGCAGGCCCCAGCTGGCGGTGCCCGAGATGGGGCGGCTATGCAGGCCGGAGCCCGCCCAGCTGACGGGTGCCATCCGCCAGCTGGCCGGGCCAGTGGTGGGAGCCGAGTTGACGCCCGAGCCGGACCACGCCGCACGGGGTGCCGCCCAGCGGCTGGGCCACGGGGTGGACATCAGAAGCCCTTGGGCACCACGAACACCAGCGACGACACGCTGACCGGCTGGCCGACCACCAGCGCGATGGAGTTCAGGATCAGGTTGGGCGCGTCGTCAATCAGGCCGACTGAACCGTCGAACAGCTTGGTTGTGCCGTCCGACTTGAGGATGCGGCACCACGCCGCGTTGCCACTGGCGTTGGCCGCACTGTCGGCCACGATGGCGTTGGCGGTCAGGACTCCTGCTACCGGAGCAGGGAAGGCGGTAGCAGCAAATCGCAGCTCTGCTAGCAGGATCTGGTCGGTGATGGCGTCATCGGCAGTGGCTGGCTGCAGCTTGTCGTAGATGCGGATGTAGCCCGAGTTGCACAGCGTGGCCACCGCGCTGGCCATGGCGTTGACCAGCGTGTCGGTGTAGGTGCCGCTGTCAGCCACTGGCTAGCGGAAGCTGGGTCGCTGGCTGGGCCGTCGCTTGAGCTGCGCGGCGCGCACCACGGTCGGCTTGGGCGACGTGTCACGGGGTGCCACGCGCTTGACCGTGCCGGAGCGCATGCCGGGCAGAGCAGCCGCACCGCCGCCAGACCGCACGCCGGAGCGGTTGGTCAGATCCTTGGCCTGTCGCCCGATCCACGCCGCCTGCGTCGGTCGGCTGGCGGGGCGGGTTTCCCAGCCGGGTCCGGGCGAGCGTGGTGTTGGCGGCTTGGGCGCAGCAGGCGCACGGGTTGCGGCGCGTGGCGTGCCTGCCATACGCGGCAGGGCGGCCTTGCGAGTGAAGATGCCACCCAGCACGCGTCCCACGCCGACCGCCACGTTGCCCGGGGCGGGCAGCGCACCGCCCATGATCGGGCCGCGACGGCGCATGCCGGGGCCGATGGTCTTCTTGGCTCGACTGCGCTTGCGCTTGGGTGCGGGCATCAGGTCTTCCTCCGCTTCTTGGCGTGCTTGGAGGCCTCGATGGCCCGTCCCTGCTTGGCGGCCTTGGCCTTGGACGCGTAGACCTTGCCGGTCGAGCCGTACTTGTAGCCGCCGCTGACCTTACGGATCGGCACGGTCGTCACCGCCCGAGCCGTACTTGTCGGCGAAGTAGCCCGCGAAGCCGTCATACGCGGCGTCCTGCACCGTGATCTCGTCAGGGAACATCGACAGCCGCGTGCCACGCACGCCACCGAAGAAGCCGTACTCGACGCGCAGGTTCCAGCCCGGCATGTGGGACTCGACCTCGTGACGGATCTCGGCCAGCAGCGGATCGCGGGGATGCAGGTCGGTGGTCACGTTGGGCGCATAGCCGCGCACCAGCTGCAGGGCGATCTCGTCGGCCTTGGAGATGGTGTCGATGCTCATGCCGGGAGTCTACGCTGTGCGGGCAAGTGAGCCGCATCCAGATCGACCTCGACCCGGACGACGCCCATCCGCACCGCCGCCATTACGAGACGGATCGCTTCCTCGTGTTCTGGCGCGACCAGTTCGGCACCATCCGCT